TTGAGCATGCTCTCGGTACGCTTGTCGCCTACCATATCCTGCTTACCTGCATCGTCTTCAGCATCTTGTTCTTCGGCTACGAATTCAGCACCGTCTACAGCAACTAGTATGTTTGCGGCAGGAATACCGGCACGGTCAACAATCAAACGCTTAACACCAAAGTCTGTTGCTGGGTACTTAACTTCAATCTCAAATACGTGAGATTCAACAGGACCTAGTCTGTGGAACTCTGGCTGTTCACTAATCGGTGTGCGCTTTGCTTTGCCTATTGATTCTACTTGGTAGACATCAACGGCATTTTTGATGCGATCCATTGTCTCCTTAGTTGGCTCGATGCCAGCTAATTTGATCTTGAACTGATAAGTCTTATCATTTTCAAAATAATATGTAGCAAATGTTTTCATTTCATAATCCGTAAAAATGTTATTTTATGTATTTATACTAATCGTTTGATTTGTTAGCTTCCAATAATTGCTTTAACAACTCGTCTCTGCTAATTACAACACCTTCGCTTTCCATAACACCGTCGTCTGCTTGGTTTGAGTCTTTTTTGATCTGATGGTCTAGTCTTGCTTTTTGTAACTGTAGTTGCACCATCTTTAGCTTTTTGTCCATCTTAGCTGTTTTAGCTGTGATAGCGTGTCCTAATAATCCATTGGCTGTTTGCAAAATCATACCCGCAAAGCGAGGATCTACATTCATGCCAAGATCCATCAGGTCTTGAAACTTTTCTTGTGCTAAACTAGCAAGCTCATCCATTTCTTGGTCACTTGCTTCGAGGTCTCTAACTGTAGGAAGTGCAACGTTGATTTTATCAATAGCATTATCTACAGTTCGAATAGTTTCTGTGTGTACTGCTATTTCTTGCTTGGCTGTTTTAACGTCTGGATCTTTTGCTTCGTGTACATCTGCTGGATCTACGTTAAAGAATTCTTCTAGCTTTTTTGTCATTATAGACCTCCGTTTACAATGTATTTAAGTAACTTAGGACTATAGATGAAAAAAGGCACCCTAAGGTGCCTTTTTCCTTAGTTAAAATGCTAATTATGCACGTTTAATTGCGTCAACGATAGCATTATCGAAGCCATAATCTTTCTCATAAAGATGAGCTGTAGCTTTAGCAAAGCGATCTTGCTCTTCTTTACTTAGACGCACAACTTCGATGTTGTCTTCTTCACAACGAGCTTGTGTCTTTTCGACATCAGCTACACTGATTGAACGCTCGTACTGTGCGGCAACTAGTGCGGCATCAGAAACAATATTCTGCTCAGTTTCACTTAGTTCATTCCAGAAGCCTTCAGCAATTAGAATGCTTGTTAGGAATAAGCTATGCTCTGTGTGGTTAACAACTTTGGACACTTCGTTTTGTCCTAGTGCATAAACACGTGGGTATGTGCTTTCGCCAACTGTAACTGTTGAGTTGTCGATGTTTTCTGTTAGCTCTTCTAGTTCCATTGGAACAACATCTGCACCCATTGCTTTGAATGTGTCAATAGCAACTGGTGAGAATGAAGTACGAACTTTCATACCACGTAGGTCTTCAATACGTCGAACTGCTTCTTGTCCTGGGACAATACGGAAGCCGCCACTATATGTGAAAGCTAAACCTTTAACAGCTTTACCGCTCTTGGATAGACCGTTTAGTAGTCCTTTACCAACTTCACCTTCAAATACACGTGAAGCGTGGTCGTGATCCTTAAATAGGAATGGCATATCTAGCGCACGGAATTCTGGGCAGATCTGACCTAGAGAAACTGTGTATGTCTGTGACATTTCAATTTCACGATTGTCTAATAGATCTACTAGATCGTGTTTACTAACTAGCTTACCTTCTTGATACTTTTCTGAGTACTCACCTAGAGTCATTACTTCAATTTCAAATGCGCCATTACTTTTTTCAGCAACTTCTGCTTCAAAAACTTTTGCGGCACGAATGAAAAGCTCAATTGGCTCATGTGCGAGAACCCAACGGATTTTCTTGGTTGTCATAATTAATATTCTCCTTAATATGTTTCCGGAATTTAAAGGAATTAGAGAACTGAATACAGTTCTACTATGTTTATTTACCTTTTCCTTGGTGAAATATTTGTTCTTCGGTGATTATTTTAAAATTTAAACCCTTACTTTTACACCAACCTTTTGCGGCTTCCCACTTTACCATGTTTAGCACTGCATATGCTTGGTCTCTTCTGCTTTTAGCTTCTTCCAAACTTGTTTCTTTCTTGGGCTTAACTTCAATAACATCTGCTTGATGTTTGCCGTTACGATCAATATAATAGATTAAAAAGTCCGGAACATAGATAGTTTGTTTACCAGTAAAAGGGTTCTTGTAGTTGATGTGTACTGATTCGCTGGCCCATTTAAGTATGTTAGGGTTGTTATCACAGAAACGCATGAATACATGTTCCCAACTTGAACGATATGTTGGTTGTCTTTTACCTACATATTTGTCAGGGTTTAAGACTTGGTACTTACCCTGTGCATATTTGCTCATGGTAAAATGCTTCGTTCAACATACTGATTTCTAATACTAGTTTGGTTAGTTCCTAATAAACTTGTGCCAATTCTACTTAGATTAAGGTACATACAAAGATATGTACTGAGATTACCAACTGGGACTTTTTTAAAATCATCTAGTACTTGCATCGGATCTGCACCTTGCTTTTGTGCAGTATACATTACTGCACTTGCTAGTGCTTTGGCAGCAACTTTGTTGCCTTTTGTATAATATTCAAAATGAGAAATGATTGCATCATTCTCAGGACCGCTGATATCAAAAATCTTATTAAAATAGTTTGTAAAGAAACCGTCGGTTGACTTATTAGATTCTGTTATATTAACTTGATTTAGATTAGTAGGTACTTGATAAGACATTATGTAAACATTCCACTATTTCTTATATTGTTTTCAGCATTCTTAGCTTCTGTTACATTATTATTAAATGTACTTACAGCTGGTAACGTAAATTGTACATTCGATAGTGAGGCTTGTGCATCATCAACAAATTGTTGAGTAGAGCTTAGAAGATTTCCATTGCTATTGACATTAGGACTTAGTCCTCCTATTTGTTTAAATGCACTATCAATACTACTACCTACTTGACTAATTCCTTGTGCTACTGTTTTACCCAACGACGATGCTGCCGGAATATTTAATCTACTAGATGGATCTTGACCGCTCAAAATGTCTTTTGCTATACTGCCTAGCTCTGCGCTAGCAATAGCCGAAAGCCCGCCTTTGATATCACCGTCTTTAAAGTTTTCAAGAGCTCTAGCGGCTGTAACGATTGCGCTACCTATATTGCCTTCACTTAAATCTTTAACTACACTATCTGCTGTATCTAATGCTCCACCAGGACCAAGTATACTATTTGTGCCGCCACCTGCAGGTGTTAATGGACTTGGGGTTTTATCATAATGAAGTTCTCCAAAACCTTTAACTGTTTCTCCAGGAACAACATAACCTTCTGCATATTTTACTGTTTCATACACTATAGTCATTTCATGTGTCATTGGCTCACTAGCATCTGATCTATGTTGACCATGATTGAATCCTGTAATTACAGGATTGATTAGTGTATATTCTGAGAATCTCTTTTGTTGCATACTATAGATTCGAATAGCATTGATGAATTGTAATTTGTTACTACCAATTCCACTGGTATCCCTAGGAGTGTAACCCCAGTTTTTAGAACGTAGTGGACTATATTTGTGACCTGCTCCATAAACTGGTTGAGTGTAGTCAGTATCTCTAAAAAAGTAACTGTAGTAATCAAACCAGAAATTACGAACTACGTTAGCACCGTCATCGTGAAAAATAATTCTAACATCGTCATAGTTAATTTTGGTATTAACATAATCCCAGCGATTGTATGCATTCTTTTTCTCAGCATTTATTTTGAATGCAGGCAAAGCAACTTCTTTGACCAACATACCTAGCTCCATCTGTTCAGTGTTACTAAGTTTAACTCCAACAGCAGGGTTAAAATCAAATGCAACGTGATAGGAAAAGCCTAACTTAGGAGCCAAGCGATAGTTACCAGAAACAAATAGTTCGCTGGCATGTCGATAGTCTTTGACGTTATCGCCTGTAGTTAATTGTTTTAAAAATTGGTTAATGCTCATAATACTATTTATCACAAAAAAATAGCCCGGTTTTTATACCGGGCTATTGTTAGATAAACATGATCGAAATGTTGCAGATAGCTATCGTTATTATTAATTAAGTATCGTCTGGTTATTAACCAGTAACTGCCGCCGCAACGTTTCTGCCAACAAGTGTACCAACACCAATACCAACTGGTGCTTGAATAGCATTATCATAACGAATGCTTAATTGGATTGTCATTGGCTCGTTGTTATCATAGGCTAATTCACCATAGTTAACGTTGGAAAGCATACAACCGTATAGTTCCCATGTTTCAATTACTGCTGGTTCTTGAGCACCGTTACCACCATCTAATACTTCATAGCGTAGTAGGAACTTATAGTCAATACCACTAGAAGCACTAGCTTGCTCTAAGAAATCGTATTGCTTTTGAACTTGCTCACCAACTAAACGAGCAACGTTACCGCCTGCATCGTCACGTAGTGTAACTGAAGTTTCTTGCCATTCTGGTTTACCTTGTAGGTATACTTTTGAGTTGTATGTATCGATTGTGATTGGATTAAACGCAATCTGTGGTCTTGCGATACTTACAATTTGTTTAGTTAGTTCTGATTTAGGCTGGCTAACACCAAAGTTATCAAAGCTGGCGCGGAAACGATAGCTTAGTTTTGGCATTAGTAGACCTTGGCTTGTTGCGCTTTGGTCTGTAGCTAATGGAACTGTGAATTTTGTTAAACTTGCAACTGACATGTTTTAAATCTCCTTATACAGTATTTACCTGTATTTAATCGACAGCTAGGAGAGTCAGTCTCCTAGCTGTCTTTTTTATTAGATACCGGCTGCGATATCACCTGGGTTCTTGAGGCGAATTGGAATATAGATAAATTCAACTGCCTTCATAGGTTCGATCGCAATATCAACGTATAGTTCGTTTCTTGCAATACGTGTTGGTGTGTTGTTTGTTTCATCACACACAACTAGGTAATCGTAAATACCACGTTTTGCAATTAGATCGTTGATTGCACCTTCGATTACGTTCTTAATCTGGTCTCGTGTAATCTTGTCGTTTGGCTCAAACAAGAATGCGTTACCAACATCTGCAAGGATTGTTCTAATGTAGTTAACAAGTCTTGCAACGTTAACACGGTCCATACTACTTGCAACTGGGTTACGTGTCTTCTGACCCCATGTCACTAGACCAACACCTGGTAGAATTGTAAATGGGTTAATCTTGTTTTCGTATAGTGCGTCTCTGTTACCATTGTTGATACCATTGCGTACAAAACCGCCTGTCTTTTCGTTAATGTAGCCAATATCGCTAGCATTGTCGATTAGACCTCTACGTACACCAGCTGGTGCAAACCACATATAAGAAGCATTGTCACTGCGTACATATGTGCGTAGTGCCATATGACTTGCTGGCATAACGATTGTGTTACCGCTTAGGTCATTTGTCTTAGCGTGTGGATAGTAAACAGCTAGGTATGGATCAGCAGTGCTGAGACCGTCGCCGTTTGTGTTATTTGCCCAGTTAGCATATGAAATGCTGTTAGCTGGTAGTGTCATTGGTGTGTCACCAATAACGAACGCTGTATTCTTACGGTCATTGTTTAGTGCTACCATGTTTGGAATCACTTCTGGATAACCAGGTGCAGTAATTAGGTTGTACTTAAACTGCTCTTCGCGAATTTCAATGTTAGCATCAATCGCTGCCTTCATTGCTTTAACAACCATGTTACGTTGTGCTTGACCGCCCATGTAAGGTGATTGGTCGTCCTTTAGACCAGAAACACTAACCCATGCATCCTTAATAGTAGGTAGAGATGAATTTGGGAAGCTATCATCGTTGAAGTAGTTGTTTACAAACTTCTTAACGTTGAAACCGCTTCTACGTGTGTTCCAAAGTAGCATACCTCTTGGGAATAGCTTGTAATTTGGAGCATCTAAGTCTAAGTAATTGCTTGATAGTAAGTCTTTAATGGTTGGATAGTTAGCGGCAATAATATCTGTTTGACCGTTTGTATCCCAACGTGCATCAGCAAATGTAATACCATTCTGACTGAATCTATCTCTTGCATCAATAGCTGACCATTCGCCTGCTTGTGTATAGCGATATAGTTTTGGATAGTTGATTAGATCGCTTGTATCTAACCAAAGATCGCCAGCTACAAGAGCGCCGCCACCTGTTTGTGAAGTAGGCTTACTTGCTGTAACAATAACACCGTTTGCATCTGTAGCTGTTAGGTTGTAACCGCGAGCATCGTTTGCTAGTGTCTTGTAACCTTTCCAACCATTGTCATTAATCATAATGTCAACTACTGTTGGATCACCATAGTACCAATGTGTGTTATCTGCTGGCTCTTTATATGGTGTTTCAAACTTTGATTCGTATTCTAAAGCAGTCCAGTTACTTAAAGTGATAGTACCTGTAGCATCAGTATTACCAATAGCTGTGCCAACAAAACCAGCACCAGTAACCATTGTACCTGTCACATCTTTAAGTGTAATAATACCGCCTGTGTCGTGAGTTAATGTAATAGTGCCGTCTGAGTTTGCTTTACAGCTTACTTCTGGAATCGCATAGAAGTTAAACTGTTGTGCCCATGCATTGGCGTCTGTAACTGTTACACCATAAGTCATTGTGTAGTAGAACAATTCTTCAAAACCACTGCGGCTTACACCAACTGTGAATTGACCGCCACCTGCTAGACCTGTTGGAGTTGCAGTTCGGTCCATCTTACCTTGATTAAATCTTCTAAATAGACGTAATCCATTATCTGGAGCTACGCTATAGACAGCCGCCTTGGCTCCGAATGGAATGCTAAAGCCGTTTGCAATAGGATCTAATGCAAAGTTTACGGCAGCAAGATCTTTAGCAACTGTTACTGTTTGTGAAACAAAGCTACCTGTATCTGCTACATATTCTTTAAGTTGTAGGTTCATACCATCGCCTAGTGCAGAAGTTTTAATCCAAATACTACCTGTTGGGCGAGGTTCGGTATCGCTAGCTCTCCAACTTGGAACATCAACATATGTACCATGATAGTATTCTGGAATGTTGTATGTACCTGCTGTGATGCCAAGGTCGTCTAGGATTGTACCTGCGCCGTTATTAGCAATTTCAATTTGACCTGTGGCGCCGCCTGGTGTAGTAGCAGTTGAGTCGCCTTTAAAGTGAATGTAGCCAGTGGTTATTTCTACTGTTAAACCAGTTAGACCAGCGGCAGCATTAAATGCGTCTTCTAATTCTTGAATTGTTGTACCGGTTAGTGTAACTGTGATGCCATTGATATCGATTGCATGACCGCTTGTTAGTGCAGGGTTAGCAACTGTTGAACTAATTGTTGGAATACTAGATAACCATTCGTCTGCACCTACTCTACGCCAACGTCCACTAGTATCTTTAACATATACTCTGTTTAACGGAATTCCTGTATTATAATAAGTGACAACTGCATAATCGCCTGCCTTACCAATGCCAGTTGCAGGATAAAGTCCACCAGTGTTTAATGTTGAAGGATTAATTTCTTCTTCAGTATCGATAATAATTGGTGTTTTCTTTGTGAAGCTGTTTTCTGCGCTATCCCATGCGTAGATGCCCCATTCTGTTAGACCTAGATCTAACCAGTTTGTACCATTGTCGGGATCTCCTTTTGGACGAACACTTGTTGCTTCTAGTTCTTTTAGGTTTACATCTGCACGTACTGCATAGCAACGGTTAATAACACCCATTGTACTATACATAGCCATTAGACCATATTCATTTAATGGACTACCGTGAATTGGTGTGCCACTTGCGGATTGTTTAAAGATAGGTGAACCAAGCGAAGAGATAACTTCACGTTGTGAAGTGAATACTTGCAACGCGGCAGCGTTATCTTTAGTTGTACCGGTAGCAAGCGAACCGTTTGCTGTTTTATCTTGTTCTGTTGTTAGGAATACTAGAGGTACTGTTCCAACTGCGCCCGGTACGTATGCGCTTTCGTCGGTTACGGTTAACTCTAAACCTGGTGAAATCAAAGCCATCTTTTTCTTTCCTTTTGTATAAGTAATTTCAAAAAGTACAAGTCATTAATACTTTCTAACTTACATGTATTTATTTTTCTTTGGAAAAATATGGTGCTTTAGTGCGCCCTTAATTAAGGTTTGCCTATAAATACATGCATAATGGAACGTAAATTATGCCCAATATGCCAAGAACGCCCTGTAGCAATTAACTGCCACAAGAACGGACGCACTTATTATAGAAAGATTTGCGATGCTTGCAATCGTCGCAACAAACGTATAAAGCCTGTTGCTCCGCTATGGTTTAGAATGGGATATAAGAAAAAAGCTATCTGTGATCGTTGTGGATTCAAAGCAAGAACAAACAAACAAATGTTTGTACTTCATGTAGACGGTGATCTATCTAATGTAAACTCGTTCAATCTCAAAACGGTCTGTGCTAACTGTAAGATAGACCTATATGAAAACAAAGCTAAGTGGAAGGCAAGTCCTCAAGTAGGAGACTTTTAACTTGTTTTTGAAGTTCATCTAGTGTGCCGTTGTTGTCAATTACCGCATCAAAGTAAGAATCGTGCATAACCCAGCGCCATTCGCTTTCGTGTACTTCAGGAAACACTACTTTCATTGAATGAAATTCAGTTACTTCACTTGCTTGATTAATACCGCATGCAGTACCCCACCAATCTGGCTTTGGTCCTCGTTGAACCTGCCAAACCTGTCCACCTACTTCACGAATCATCTGTAGTTCGTTTTGAAATCTTGCGTCTGGGATAATAAAGTTAGTATTAGGATTAGTTAGTATGCGTTGCTTTGCAAGGCTTACCCATACACCATTGTAAAAACCACGACGCATACAATCAGTACCAAACAATTGAAGGACAAGACGCGGAGTAATTGTTTTGCCAGTTTCCTGTGTCCAGAATTCATCTGCTTGTTCTCGCCATTCTCTGCTTTCATTGGTTACGCCTTCTAGCATTTCTCGATCCCAGTCAAACATAACTGCGACAGCATCTTTGAGTTTATCAGCAAAACTTAATTTAACAAAGCCGTGTTCTTGCACAAGATAGTCTGCAACAGTTCCTTTACCACTGCTAATTAATCCGCATATACCGATAATCATCGAGATCTCCTTATGCTTTTAATTATAGCATGAGTCCGATACAGTGTCAAGTTAACGCTTTTTGATTTTGTTGAGCATTCTTACCAAACGGCTTGTTGGATTTACACGTTTGGTCTTTTTGGCTTTACGTGCTTGTTTAATCTTAGTTCTAGCACGAGTAACTTTCATACGAGCTCTTTGTGCAACATCGATAGGCTGACTGCAATCAATAACTGCAGGCACTACACGCCCTTTGCGAGCACCTGTAGTACAACGCCATTTCATAGTAGGCCCTTTTTTAGTTTTAGCCCATACTAGTTCGTGTTCATCTAGCTCATTTTCTTCTGGTAAGAAATCAAATGCTCTCATTAGCCTGTTACCCAAGTCAATGGCATTCCGCCGTCGATATAATCTTTAAGTTGCTGTTCTAGATCCAGCATTTCCTGTTGAGCTTCAGCAATAAGAGCTGGACCGTTTAGTGCGGTGCCGCCAGCTGGACCTGCAATACTAGCAAACTTGCTACGTGCTTCGCCTAGGATACGTTTAGCAAAACCATATGCATACTCTTGGATCCAAGGAAAAGCCATATGATCGTTTAGAATCATAATGTCTGGCTTATAGTTGTCAATTAATAGACCAACTACCTCTTCGCCTGCAGGAATCTTACGGGTAATGGTCAACTTCTTGGTAGCATTGTTCCAGTTGAACTGCATGTAACCACCAAACATGGTCATTGCTAGTTCTTGGTACTGTGAATATAGTTCAAAGCTCAATAGACCACCAACACGACCTGCAACCAGCATGTATGTGTTTAAGTAACCTGCTGAGAATGGTTCAAACTGTGTAGCTGTATTACCTGTGACACTGCCAATACCACGTCTATAGATCTGACGCACCTGCATAATCTCATTAGGTAAGATGTACTCGCTGGTCTCTGCTGTTAGTTTTAGAAACGCATAGCTTTGTTCAACACTGTTTGAGCTACGCTGTCTGTATTTTGTTATGGCTTGGTTAACTGAAAGATCATAATGCTCTTTGTCCAGTTCAACGTCTACCATTCCATCACCCAATCTTAGACGTATGTAGTCTTCGATCTCGTGCTTCTTAGCATTGGCTGTTGGTAGAGAACTACTATCAAATGCGATCTCTCCTGCTCCGGTATTTGTTACAGGATCATATAAAGAATCTGCAATCAGTGTACCGTCTGCATTAAGTCCAGTTTTTAATGTAGCCATATGTTATATCCTAGTTGCTTTACTATCTATTTATCAGGATTGTTGGCTTACTGAACTTTGAGTAGCATCGTCTCTGCGTTGATCCTTCCGTTAAGTTTGGTTTCTGTAGTGCGAATACTGTCCATAAACTTGCGTAGCTGAATTTTACCACTCTTGTTGAATGTAGACAGTTGCTCTGCAGGTTTACGTAGTGTCTTTTGCACACTCTCGTCCTCTTTGAAGCCCGTTATAGTTGTGCCTTTAACTGTCAGTCCAGTACCTGAACGATCCAATCCTTTAGGATCAACGTTTAGGGCCACATACTTGCCCAACTTGCGAGTCTTGGTATTGTAAACCCAAAGCTCGTTGGCTCCGACAATATCCGTTGGATTGACACTAACCAACTTGAGATCAGTATCTTCTTTCTTAAACTTGAGTTTCGCTACCATCTTGTCTTTGCTTGGGCTTTTTTTGATCCTTGCTTTACGTGTAGTCTTTTTGAGTTGAGCAAATGCATCACATTCTTGCAAAAGAACGTCCCACCAAGCAATATGACGTTTCCAGTCCGACGGCTTCATGTGTGCATAACCTTCTTTAGCTTGTTCGTCGCCTGCTTTTACTGCGGCTTGTTCTTCGGCTAGTTGCTGTTTGCGTAGAGTTGCAAACTCTACAACTTGACTAATACGTGCCTGAGGTAGCTTTTCAGCTTTGAACAGATTATATGCATCTGGTGCGGCTTTTTTGTCGTTTAAGATTACTGCATCATAACGACCTTCGAGCTCACCTAAGATCTCATCCACTTTTTCATCAAGACGATCTTGAATAGTAGGCTTGTATATCTGTTTGCTCAATTTAGCCTGACGTTCTTCTTCAGCTTCTTTAGCCGCAATCTGAGGCTCGCCAATACTAATCAGCTTTGCAATAGCTTCTCGAACATAATCACTAGCGGCGCTTGGAGTACCTGAGGTTCCGTCAAGGCTTTCCCAGTATGTGTTCCAAGCAGGATGTACATTGGGCATACCATTAGTTAAACAACGAGCAATGCTACACGCCACAGCAGGCACACCATGATTAGGAGCCGCTTTTGCCGCTTTGATATCACGAGCAGTATATTCGTTAGCCTTCATCCATTCCCACAAGTACGGGATCAGATCTGCTGGTTTGAACTCTTGGTAATAAAAGTCAATTGCACGTCGACGAAAACGGTGAAACTCTTCACCAGACCATTCTGCCGCACCTTCCCAAATTGGTTCAGCAAGTTTAGCTCCTCTTCGAATCTTAGGAGCAGAACGTTTTGTCTTGCGTTTCGGTGCTGTAATCGATTTTGTTTTTGCTTTTACTGCCATATCATCTCCTCAGATAGCAATATTTAATCATGTTACTATTATAGCATATTGGTAGTGTATGTCAACCGAAAAAATTTCTGGTGTAAAATCAATAACTTAGCAGGGCAAGACTTACGATAAATAACACTAAAGCGAGGAAAGTAGCACAATATGCCTAGATTAAGCCTGTGGAGAGATGGTGCTCACACCAATGATTATAAGTTCATGGACGGAAGAATCCGTGAAATGTTTACGGTCGGCGGAACTGGTGTACATCTACACAAGTACATTGGCACTAAAGACCAAGGCGACAAAGGTGATGCAACACAGCCACAATACCTAAACCAAAGCGAACAGAATATTCAAGATTTACTTTGGGTAGAAAATAGAGATCGCAAGTATGACGACTCTGTATACGAACTACGTGGGCATTACACTCGCGGTGACAGTGATTTTGACCTAACACAGTTTGGCATATTTCTAAGTTCTGGCACTATCATTATGACATTTCATTTAAATGATATGGTTAAAACTATGGGCAGACGTATCGTATCTGGTGATGTTATCGAACTTCCTCACTTAAAAGATTTTCATAGTTTAGATGAAGATGTTCCTGCCGCACTAAAACGCTATTATGTTGCAGGAGATGCAAGTTTTGCTAGTGAAGGTTTTAGTCCAAGTTGGTGGCCTCATTTATGGCGTGTTAAATTTGAACCATTAGTTGACGCACAAGAATACAAAGACATCATTGACAAAATTACTATTAGTGAAGACAGTAGTACAACTATTGCACAGGTTCTAAGTACCTATGACAAAACTATCGCTATTAATGATGCTGTAATTGCTCAAGCAGAAGCAGAAGTGCCTAAGAGTGGTTATGATGTTGAACACTTGTTTGAGCTTAAAGAGTTGGAAATACAACCAGAAGATGAACCAAGTGCAGATGATACACAATTTTCCGCTGACGATGAAAATATTAGTGCATCTAATAATGACGCAGAATCACAAAACGAAGATATCAGACTAACTGGTTACTTAACCGGTGATGTGTTTGGTAACAATATTGGAAGTGGTATTGCGTTCCCGAGCGGGCCAGCAGTAAATGACCTATTCTTAAGAATAGATTTCTTACCTAATAGATTGTTTAAATACGATGGTACAAGATGGGTTAAACAAGTGGACAAACAACGAACAGGACTTACACCTAATACAGACAGTAACACTACACAACGTAGTAACTTTAGACGTGATAATAGTACATATATTGATCCAGAAGACTCTACTAATACACTACCTACAAGACAGAGTCTAAGCAAAGCATTTACTCCTAAGGCTGATAATAATGGCTGATACATTACATCAAAACTTTTTCTATGACGGACAGATCCGTAGATTTGTTCAGCAGTTCATTCGTATGGTCAGTAACTTTTATGTAGAATTTGGCAGTGAAAACGCTACTGGTCCTACAGCAATACAGCGTGTTCCTGTTATGTATGGTGATCCTAGTAGACAAGCCGCACAAATTATTCGCAACAACAGCGAGAACAGTTTAACATCTGTTCCCGCAATGAGTGTGTATATCTTAGATTTACAATATGATCGACGTCGAATGCAAGAACCTTATCATGTAAGCAAAATGAATTTGCGTTCACATAGACTAGATCACGAAACAGGTACATATGATGAATCAAAATTTGATAGTTTCACAGTAGAACGTCATATGCCTGTGCCATATTTACTAACACTTAGTCTAGACATATGGACTAGCAGTACAGAACAAAAACTTCAAATAATCGAACAAATTGCTACACTGTTTAATCCTAGTTTAGAAATACAAAGTACTGACAACTATATTGATTGGACCAGCCTAAGCACAGTTCTATTAACTTCAACACGTTGGGATAGCAGAACAGTTCCTGTTGGTGGCAATAATGATATTAGTGTTAGCACTTTGAGTTTTGAATTACCTATTTGGATCAGCCCGCCAGCTCATATCAAACGTTTAGGTGTTATTCAAAAAGCTATTGCAAGTGTATATGATGCCGAAGGAAACCTATCACCAGATATTATCGACGACACAACATATCTGTCAAGACGCATTGTTGAGCCATATGGTTATAGCATTATCTACTCAGGAAATACTCTTACGCTTGTTCGTAACGAAGCGGTTGCAGAAGAAAACGGCGAACTAGTACTAGGTGATGACCTTAAAAACAAAATGAATTGGCAATCATTGTTAGATCATTATGGTGAGCTTAATCCAGGAGTTTCCGAGATTCGTTTGACCAACATCGGACGCACTTATGAATCAACGCTATATGTTAGTTATAATCCACAAGACGTTACTCAGTTATTAATAACAGATAAAGACGTTGACACTTTTCCTGGAAATACTATCGAAGGTGGTATTGATGGTATAATCGATCCTTACAATGAAAATATTATTAATCTAATGTATGATGAAAATGATACTTATGCACCCGGGCAAAATAGACCTGCTGCCAGGCAAGGATTGCCTGTACGTTATCTTACACTAGGTCGCATCGGTAGTGCAAATAATGCCGAAAGTGCAGACGTTTGGGGTGGTGGACAAAACCGCAACTTTATTGCAGGAGCTAACGATATTATTGAATACACTCCAGGAGATGGACGCTGGCGTGTTATATTCGATGCCAGTACAGAAAATGACGCAGAGTATGCTACAAACTTAAATACAAACATACCATATAAGTGGCATGAAAAAACATGGACAAAAAGCGTAGAAGGTCTGTATCGAGAAGGCGAGTGGCGAATAGTAATCTAGTAGCAACAGGATGTGTTATCTACGCTATTGATACCAAACGCTATCTGTTTTTACTTCGTAGTGATGAGGGCAAGTACGGTAATACTTGGGGTATTGCCGGCGGCAAAGTTGAAAATCAAGAAAGCACAGTCACAGGGCTTCAGAGAGAAATCTTTGAATAGATCGGTAATATTGATATCAAGAAGATTGTGCCTTTAGAAACTTTTATCAGCGACAACAAAAAGTTTACCTTTTACACATATCTAGTTACAGTAGAGCAAGAGTTCCTTCCAACGCTCAACGAAGAACACGACGGCTATTGCTGGGTATACTTACACAAATACCCCCGTCCATTACATCCGGGGGTATCGCGTAGTTTTAAGTTTGATCGTATAGTTGAGAAACTAGAAACTGTTCAGAAGTTATCCGATGTCAGCTTCCTTAATGAAGTCCCAAACACTGATGTGACGAAGATTGCTTAGTGATTCCCATTCTTTTGGAAATTCTCCATCTTCCTCTTCAGTAATATAAACAAAGTCTGTATCTGGATAAGTTTCAAATACTATTTGAGCACTCTTAATCCAAAATGGTCGTTCTTTAGAATTTGTTTCCATGCCTAGTAAGAACACTTTACTGTGTCCATCAAATGCGGCTAGGTATGCGGCAATAGCACCTGAGTTCCATGGCGGATCTTGTGGTGTTAAATACAATTTGCCTGGATATTTTAATACCATATCTGCATTGCTATAAACAATGTGTGTTTTGCAATATCCACTATCAACAATAGGTTTAACATTTTCATTACTAATAGCTACTAGAAAATCACATTCAATATTACGCCATGTTTCATTAGTACCATAAGTTTGTAGTTTGTTACTTGCTAGAAGGCCACCTCTATGTTTTGCAATCTTGTCTAATAGCTTACCATTTTTAAAGTTTGCACTATCGCCATTGCCAATCACAACTGCTTGAGTTGTAAGGTAGTTATTAAACACATTGTTCGCAACGTATTCTGTTGATCGTTCTGTTGTTCCGCCGGTGAATTCTAATCGAGTGATAACGTCTTCACCTTCGTATGTAGCGCGGAATTTTTGTGCAATTTTATACATTCTAAGCAAGCTCCTTATAGGTTATATAATGTATTTATCAGTATCCGTTAAGTAATGTATGTAGCGAAAACTTTTACACTGTTGCCCGTAGCACCGCCTGTGTAAAGTAATCTAACATTTCCTGAGCTAATATCTGTTGTTAGATCGCCTAAAGATGTGTTAGTGGATACTTCGCCGTAGACTGTTATAGTTGCTGTTGTTCCGTTGTGTACTACTAGTGCTTCAATGATGTCAAAGTTTGTGCTGTTGGCTACTGTGACCAAATACTTTGCGCCTCTGTAGGTTGATGCGCTGAATGTATCAACAGCGGTAGCACTTGTACCAACTGAGGTTGCTGTTGGGTCAGTGTTTATGTTTCCGCTAGCAGTTAAGTTACCACTTACTATTAGATCGTTTGTGATTGTAACATCTTGATTTGTTGCGTCAACAGTAATAGCTGTACCGTTTTCACCATTAGCGGCAATTTTCAAATCATTGGTAGCAAAAATACGGAAGTTGTCACTGCCATCATTATCAAACGCACCAACATTTGTCATACGCAAACCAGTGCCACTTTGATCAATTCTTAGTTCGTCAACGCCAGATATGTTACCGCTGGTAAATGATACTGTGCCATCGGTCATTGTGCCAAATGTGCCAGTGCCAGTTGTTGTGATATTAAATGCTTGTCCATCTAAGTTACCACCTAGTTGTGGTGTAGTGTCTTGAACAATCTCTGTCAGGATATTGTTAACAAAAGTTAAATTAGTGGTATTAATTGTAATAGGATCTGCTGTAGTCAAACGCCACAGTGAGTTAGAATAACTAGTTCCTTCTGTAATAGGAATCAATGCACCACTAGTAACTACTGCATTTGAATTAAAATCTAGTGAACGTTGCCAAGTTCCATCGCTTCCACTACCGACTGTGTTTACTAGATAAACGCCATTTTCGCTTGCGTCAGTTTGTGCAGTAACCAGTATGCGATCTGATACCTGTAGATTCACTCCGTCTACTGTGGTTGGCGCACCGCCTGATAATGTTATATTAGAAACTGTAACTACCCGACAACTATTCTTATAGTCCGAATCTCGTAGCTGACTTTGTCTAGGTCTGGTTAGTGCCATTATAAAATTCCGCAGTTAATCTCTTAAGATACAGTATTTATTTGTTTTAATACAAATAAGAAAAGGGGCCGAAGCCCCTTTTCTGTTAGCATATTAGTTGTTATTATCTGCCAACTGCGATTTCAACTACACCACTGTTGCCATCAAAGTTTGCTAGTGCTTTACCAATAATCATTCCTGCTTTTGGTTCGCTTGTAGCTCTTGTTGCTGTTCCGTTTGGACCAGCTACCATAATGTCCCCTTTGCGGCATGGACCTAAGATCTTAGTTGGAACTCGACCTGTATATGCGACAGCAACTACCGTTGCACCAGTTAAGCCTGTGTTCATTAAGAAGCCAGGAGCAGTAGAAACAACGCCTGCAATTCTTGGAGATCCAGGAGCAGCCTTTGTGACTTCTTCTGCACCACCAAATTCAACTACAGTGCCTGCTTCATATTTTATATCACCTACATAGTTTTCAGCTAAGTCAGCGTAACGTGCTTGAGTTGATGTACCAGTCATCACCCCTGCACTAAAGTTACCGCTACCATCTCGGAATACAATAGTACTTGCAGTATTTGCGCTAGTTGCGTTAGAAGTAACTGTGAATGTACCACCTTCACTGCTTACGCTACCACTAATACCACTACCACTTGTAGCACCTGCGGCAACATAGTTACCTGTTGTGTCAGTACCTAGTGCAACTGAGTTAGCGGCGATTGTTGTAGCAAATGATACACTACCTAGGTTGGTCATTGTACCGCTACCAGTTACGTCGCCTGTTAGTGTGATTACTGGATCTGCTGTATTAGTTGTTGTAATGGAAACGTTGCCGCTACCATCAATGCTTGCACTACCTGTAACAGCACCTGTTAGACTTAGTGTACGAGCTGTTTCCCATGCACTTGCTGTTGTAGCGTTACCACTAAAACCACCACTTGATGATATTGCTCCACCACTATCGCTAATTGTAGCATTACCAAGTTTAATTGTGCTACCACTTAGATATAGGTCACGCCATTTTAGCGAACTTGAACCCAAGTCATATGTAACATCTGTTTCTGGTA